TGCTATGTATGAATAAAAAGGCTAGGATTTCAAAGGAGGCATATTCGGTATTTCCATGTAACATTTGGAGCTTTGCCATCTCCAAAAGCGAAATTGATGCAGGGGTCATTTTCCTTAATTTCAGCCCAACATATTCTTGAGTATCCGACTCAAGCAATTTTTCCAAATTACTGCTTTCAATTTCCTTATCTATGGAATCTCCGTCTACTTTTGTCATTTTACAATCTCCTTTAATTTTTGATGCACCTCGCCATTTTTAGGCACATACCAAGTTTTCCCATCATGTTTGATTACGACTGTTGGGTTACGATCCTTTAAAACATCCAACAAAAATTCCCTATTTCTCAAAGCCGATATACAATAGGCAAAGGGATGTTCAGAATTGTTATCATGCCAATCTTCATCAAACCAAGCATCCATCAACTCCTTGGTATTGAACCTTCCGTCCTTACTCTTTGGCTGAAATTGCCATTGGCAATACCTTGAGCCATCTTCCTTTTCGATATATTGGAAGGGCTGAGTATGAAACTCAATTCCCATCGAAATCAAAGCCGAGGCTAGTTTGGTGTCCCTCGTGTAGGAATATTGGAATGTAGACATAAATCTCCTTATGTGCGGGTTTTACCCGCTTATGTTATGAGGATGTACCTGTTATTCCTTCATATACCGAACAGGTGGTTTCGTATTTAACAAAGTCCTCATTGGACATTGTGCATCGGATTCCTGTGACAATGACAGTTCCTGTGCCTAAAATTCCTGTTGGGTCGGAGAATGGGTTTTCCGCCCCCATTGAAGTTGGCTTGTCATCCGCCATGCCCGTTATGGTCAAACTTCCTCGCTCATCTCCAAGCACTAACCCCACCGTGTCTCCGTCCTTATCTTTGACAGTTATTTCGGTTGAGTAGGAAGATTCAGCTGAAACGGACTCGACAATGTCAAATCCCGTAACAGTGGCAGTTCCAAAAGCCAAATCTTGTGCATCTCCAAATTTTTTAAGTGTCGCCATAATATTTGTTCCTTCTTTATAGGTGAATTGTCTAGGCTAGGTAAGTTTTTTCAAGGATACGGAGGACACCTCCACATTATCATTACTTAACTTCACTTGGATTTTGGTTGGCGTTAATGCACCCGTCGTAATAAATGCTTCTCCGTTTTGCCAAGTATTCCATCCCGAAACCTCTCCTGCCTTACTTCCAACTCCGTTATCCTTCCATGTTACGGCATTATCAAAGTTGATAGTGAAATTATAGGCATTGGACACAACCTTTACTTGATATTCCTTGTTGGGTTCCAAGGTTACGGATTGCTCCAAAACGGCAGTTTCCGTCCCATCTCTTTTTAATTTACCGCTCTGCATTGAGGAAATAGAAAATAGTTCGTTGGGCAAAACCCATCCTGTTGGAACATTTATCCCCGATGTTACCTCAATGGCGGTGGCTTCATGATCTACATTTTCGGTAGAATACCTTATTCCTGTCATTGCTTCGGTTTCCACGGAATATTCTACCGCTTCCAATCCTTTGTAAACCATGATTGGTGAACCTTGCACTCCTCCGTCCGCCTTTAAATGCTCAAAATTTGTAACCGCAGTTTCCGAATCGGTTCTTGTAACTATCACCTTTAGGAGAGTTCCGACAGGAAGAGAGGAAGAAAAGTTTTGATCCACGGAAACCGAGCCGTCCAAACCCTTAACAATACCCGAATCGAGCTTGTCTTGGTCAAAATCTCCATCTGACTTTTCCCAATCCGTTGGAAATCTGTCTACAATTTCCCACCAATCGCCTCTCCTATCATTGTAACCATAGATTGTAAGACCATCCAAGGAATAGATTCTAACATCACCAATATCCTCGTTTGCTCCTCCCGATGTGTCGGTGTTATATCTATGCACCCTATAAAGTTCACCTTCGGTCATACCCATTTCACTTTCCAAGGCGACAACGAATGGTCTTTCATCCTCGGGATAATCATAAAATGTGGGATGCGTTCCATTCGGAGAGGTTGGAAACTCATAATCTTCGTTTTGCTCAAAAGATATATTGGAAAAAAGCCCATTTGTAACTTCCGAAACAGGAGTCGTAAGAGCGGAAAAGTCATAATTTGACAAAATTTCGTCTCCCAAATCGGGTGGATAACCCCAACTTCCGATAATTTGTAAAACGATCTCCCTAATAAAAAATTCCTCCTCGACTTCCTTTTCTATGCTCTTGGCGGTTGCCGTAACAACCTTTTGAATGGGCAGGGAAGCCTCTAGAGAGTCCTTTAGAGATGTACGGCATAGAATGTCTAGGATCGGCTGACAAAACTCCTCTAGGATGTCCTCGTCGCCCTCTGCTCTATGGAAGCGGATTCTTACTTTTATCCGCATATCGAACAAATCTACAATCTGTGGATGAAACTGCTCGGCTGATTCGCCATGAATGGTAACCAATATCGGTTGATCCACGGCTTCACCAAATTCTCCTGTCCTTATATTGACATCATAGGAGGAGTCCACCACATCCTCCACAATGGCTTTAACCGCCTCCTCATAAATAAGAGGAGTCATTTTTTCTTTCGGTTATTGGAGATTTGCTGAATAAGGTAAATTAACGTAAGAACGGCACAAACTGCACCTAACCACGGATTTACCATCTCAATACCAACGGCACAGGCAGTTCCTGTCGATCCCAAGATATAGGGATGCCATTCACTCACCTTCTCCCTCGCTTTCGTTGTCATCCACGAATCCAATATATGCTCCCTCGGGAAGTTCCACTTTGTTGGCTGATAAAGTCCATTGCTCACCATCCCACCAATAGACTTTTCCCTTAATGTTTGGTCCTACCCTTACCAAGTCCGCTTGCCTGTCTACGAAAACGACTCGGGTGGTTCCGCACCCTATCATCAAAACGCTCACGGATATGAGAAGGAATTTGAGGAGCATCTTTTGCATGAGTGTCTTTTTTTACTTGTTTACCAACGAATTTAAAGATCAACTCCAATATCACCTTTAGGATATTGGCAATCATCCTTATTTATCCTTTGCCTTTCCAATATTAAGAGCAGGAATGTCTACCAATATTTTGTAAAGGAAGGAAATTACCTTATTATCCTTGGGAGTTGGTGTTAGGGAAGCGACAACCGAGGCAATGGCAATAACCGAGCCTACAATTATCCCTATTTTTTCCATATCTAGTTCTTTGAAAATTTCCATGATTATTCTGTTGGTTGATTTTTGTAAAATGAATAGCCTATCGTCCAAATTGGGTCATATTGGTCTGTTTTGACAGTTTCCACCATAAAGACCTTTGAGTCCATGTTAAAGGTGCTTCCGTTTTCGGGCTGATCGGTTAGCTCGGTCTTTTTTACAAGTATTACTCCGTCAATTTGCTTATCGAATCCGCCCACTATCAAATCGGCAATGGTTTCGGTTTCTCCCTCTATTACATTTATAGTGGAAGAACCAAACTCGGCAGTTACCGAGGTTATGTCCGAAAGGACTTCAAAGCCTTGTTTAATTTCTTTTAACATTTCCTATAAAAAGGAAACCCACCCCCTTTTGGGAGGCGGGTTCCACAACTTACCCCAAAGGTTATTTTACCCGCAACGCATTAGGAGGCATTGGTGATCGTCCATGCTCGCCCTGCGGAAGGCATCTTTGCACCGAAGTAAAGGGTCAAAGCAAAGTTGAAAGTAGCCATCTTGGTGTCATACCATTCTCTGCGTTGAACGGTCAGACCCGAATTTGGCTCGGTAACATAAGCCAAACTTCCCGAGGAACTTTCGGGTGGAAGGCTCGGAGCGGCGCTAACAACGGCAAGCGATTCCTTGAATCCTGCATATCCTGCAACTTCACCCGCAGAATCGGAGAAATCGTCATTGTTGTAACTATAAAGATCGAATCCACGAATCTTGGAGACTCCTCCGTTTACGATGGAACTTCCAACATCAAAGGTGGAATTGGTGATCCCTACCACATCCTTTTCAAGAGTGGCGAGAACCTTGGGATGGATTACAACCCAACGCCCGATGTCGGGAATCCCCGCATCATCCATCTCAGCACCAAGATCAATCAAGGCATCGAGGTTAAAGCCCGAGGAACTCAAGCCGACATTATTGGAGATGCCGTTCATGGTTTCATCTGCATCTGTGGCAAAAATGAAGTCCACTACGGACTTGCCAAGAGCATGGGCAGAGGCTTCTGCAAATCGGCTAACCAATTCAACACTCGAAGCATCCCTTTCGGAGTCGGAAAGTGAAAAGGTGCAATGCTTGTGTTGATCCAAGGTAATGTCGACCGAAGTTTGGGTCACATCCGAGGCGGCGTAACCTGCCGAGCCATCGAAATCTACTGCCGATCCTGCGGAAACAAGGTGCGTGGTTACGCTTGATCCCTTGGTTAAATTCGCATCTGAAAAGTCAGTATGGACATTGTTAAGAAATTGAAGATTCCGTACCAACTGCGCAAGGGCTTCCTGTGCGATTAGGTCGGTTGCGACTGTGCCGAATGAATTAGCCATGATTTTTTGTTAGTTTCAGTTTGAAAGGATTTGATCCCGATGTTTTGCGAAAAACCTACCCTTTTCCCGAGCATCGGTAATTTGTCCGTAATGCTCTCTTAAGGCTTCGGGAGTTTGGGGCTCACTATCTGCGAAAAGCTCAACAGGGGAAACGGTTGCCAACTCCTCTTTTTCTTCGGGAGCATCCTCTACCGCCTCTTCACTTTCCTCAACAGGAGAAACAAGGTCTTCCAACTGCTTATTTTGCTCCTCCAATTCTTCCTTTTCCGCTTGAAGTTCCTTCACTTGTTCGGAAAGACGAATAATGTCGGAGGTTTGGGATTCCATTTCGGCATTGGCTTTTTCTAGGTCACCTTGAGCGGTGGCAAGGTCAGCGGACAAAGCCTCTGCCATTTCCTTGGAAGAATCCAAAGCCTTCGCCAAATTTGCGTTTTCTTCGATAATGTTATTTGCTTCGTCCATACCTTAGGGGAATTGTCTAGTCTGATGATTATTTATCTCGTCTTTGCTTCTCAGCATAAGCCAATAATATGGCATCCATGAGATTGCCTTGGACATCCACAAGTCTATTGTTAACAGAGGCTTTTGCGGAAAAGGTTTGCCCCTGTAAGGCTTCCTCCGACACACCTCTTTTATTTTCAACCGCATTACGGAAGTCCTCAAATATTTCCTGCACCTCGGCTTGGAGTTGCCCTCTTTGCTCCTTAGTTAGGGATGTCCCTAAATATCCCGCCCCTTTAAATTTACCTTCCTTGTTTTTTATAATGTCAACCTTTATGCCTTGATCCTCATAGGCTTTGGAAGCATCCACAAAAGGCAAATAAACTCCTATTGAGCCAACCCTTGCGGATTCTCCTGCGGTAATCATGGTGGCTTGGCTTCCCACCCAATAGGCGGCGCTCGCCATCAATCCGCTTGTGTGAGTCACCACGGGTTTCTTTTTTTCCAAATTCCTTACGGCAGTTGAGGCTTCGGCAACTCCACCGACAGAACCTCCCGCACTATCAATATCCAAAACCACGGCAGAAATGGAATCATCTCCTCGTATTTCGTTAATTTTTTGTGCAAAAACATCGGTGTCGGTTGCACCTAGAAGGGCTTTTTCCAAAGCATTGGGATTTTTTAGCATTGTTCCTTTGAGCGGTACGATTGCAATTTCTCCTTGAATCTCCGTTTGCGGTTCTTCCGTTTCCATTACCTCAAAGTTTTCGGATGAGCATTGCTCAATGGTGCTTTGAATAGCCAAATATCCGAGTTCGCTAATTAACCACGGCTCCATAAGCCTTCTATTCATATCTGCCGTAATCATTCTTCCTCTTCCTCCTGTTTTTGAATTTCCGTGTCTGCCTGTTGTTCCATTTTTTCCAATGGGACTGATGTTTGCATGACGAGATTTACGGCAAAATCCAAGGAGCATCCTCCTGCCTCTGCCACTTTTCTCGCAATCCTTATAATGTGTTCCGCTTCCTTGGCTTTTTGATCCATTTCACTTTGCCAATCCAACCCTCTTTTTCCGTAATGCTCCCGATAGGACATCAAACCCATTTTGACATCCTCCCTTTCCTGTTGTGCTTCTCTTCCAACATCAATGGTGAGTTTGGCGGGGGTTTGGATTCGGATTTTATTCCATCCTTTTTGCTTGGGGATTCTTCCTTGGTTAATTCCGTCATCAATAACCATTTGCCATGATTTACGGATAAATGGATAAAAAAGCCTTTGCCTTTCGGAAAACTTCCTCTGTGCCTTCCCCATTACAAATCTTTGAGAGGGTCCCGTCAGTCCGTGGGTATCCCAAACAAATTCAAATGGCAGACCCATGCCAACGGCAAATTCCCTAACCAAGAACTCCAAAAAGCCTTGGAATGTAGGAGATGGACGATTTTGATTTAAGGAGTTCAGTTTTTCGCCCTTTCTAAGGACAGGAACTGCTCCCGATTGCATTTGAGCCAAGGTTACATCCGTTGTGGTATCACCATTGACAACCTCCTCCTCGGTTAATCCCCACGCATCTTCCTCGGGTTCTTCATAATCCGACTCCAAAACCGCTGAGATGGAAGCGAGATTTTTTACGCCTTGTTTTTCAAATCCCAAAATATCCCTTTTGTCTCGGATATGACCTACGGCATGAACCAATGCCGATAAGCCTCGGATTTGATCCGCCCTTTCGGGTTCTAATAGCAAAAGCATTGAGGATGCAGGGATTATCCTAAACCCATTTTTGTTATCCTCTCTTATGCAGAATGACATTGGCTTGCCTTCCGCATCATATCGAACTCCACTAGGATAATTTTGAGACTTGGGATGGGATATGATTTTATCCGACTCAATAATTTGGACGCATAATCCTCCACCCTTCTTTTTTACAAATAAAATGCCAACATCTCCGTCCCTATCCAACTGAATGGAAGCCAATCTTTGCAAATCTCCAAAATGCAAACGATTTTTTACATCAGCATAATAGGAACTCCATGTCTCAAAATAGGATTCGGCAAGGTTGTTCCAATCGGGATTATCCGTATTGGCTTGTGGCTTTAAGGGAAAGGAATATCGAGCCAAATCATCAATCGCTCCTTTTACCACTCCGTCATTGGTGTAAAGAAAGCGAGAAGCATCTATGAGTTGCCTTCTTTCCCAATCCGAGGGTGAACCTCCGTGGATTATTGGAGGGAGGGAGGTTCTGCCAAAGGAATTACCAAGTCCATCCACAATCCCTGCCTTTGCATCGCTTGGCTCAAGTTGAGCATTTGCTCGGGTTCTGTTTTTGGAATTAAGAGATGTGGAGGTAGCCTTTTTCCGTCCAAAGTTTAAAATTCTTCCGATCATAGTTTTCTGCTCCTAAAGTCAAAAGTGAAGTTCCTCCTCTTGAACTTTGTAGAGTCATTTGCGGTGATGGCATATTGAATCTCCTCCAATTCACCTTGCAATTCCTCCAAAGTAGGCAAATTTTTGGTCACTGTCTTGCCTCCCATGGATACGGACTGAACCCTTTCGCCCTTCCGAACCAAGGTAATTTGTTCAAGCACCTCGGTTTTCATCGTGGACAATGTGGAACTGTCCAAGTCTACATATAAGCCTTTTGCCATTAGGAGTCCTCCTTATCAATAGGTGAATTGTCTAGCCCTGTTTGGTCATAGCCAAGACTTTGGGTGGCAACTGCGGCGACAAGGATCATCAATTCGCAATCCCTTAAATGGTTATCCCTTCTTATTTGTCTCCATTCGTGGCTTATTTGCCCCTTGGCATTGGTTTTGTCCACTCTCATTTCCGCAGTCATTTGTTTGATATATGTTTGATCCACATTCTTGGCAACTGTCCAATTACCAACATATCCGCCAATCATTTCGGATAAAAGGTCTTTTGCGGAGTCATTACTCCATACATATCTTGTAATTCTCCTTCTCAAGCCACTTTGCTTCACACCCATTTCGGGTTCGGCTAGGGATTCCGTCCATATTCTCCTTACCACCTTTTTGGTCTTTGGGTTTCGGTGTGCATAGGATTTTGCGGAGTCTCCTCTAAATGGCTTCCATCCGTGAAGTTGACAAAATCGCATCACCCACCCTGTTTGATAACCACAATCAATTAGGCATCTTTGGTGATGAACTCCGTTTTGTCTTGCGACTTCCAAAAGTTCGGACTCTGAAAAGCATTTCCCATAGGTTATAAGACGAGAAACCGCCCCCGACTTGGCGTATGCACGAATAACATACCAAAAATGCATTCCCCCCTTACCTTGGACATCGGCAGAAAGGAATCTTGTATATTCCTCATCCCATTCCTCTTCCAATTCATAATCGCCTCGCCTTTTGTCCACAGAATCATCCTCGATGCTAATCATTTTTTCCTGCCATGGTTCTCCCAAGGATTCGTTTATAAAATCCTTCAAAGGTGATGGGTCTCCGTTTTTTATGGTTGATGTTCCTATTACAAACTCCTCGACCAAATCTTTCCATTTTACCCAAGGAGGGAGCAAAGCATTCCAATGAAAGGATTTGTTTTCCTTTTTAGCCAATGGATTTTGAGCCACGAAATGTCCTTTGTCGGAAATATGTCGCCTCACCTTTGGGTTATCATCCCACTCCTTTTGACATTCGGGGCAAACCATTCTGATCGTTTCCGCCAATTTTTCAAAATCATATATTCCGTTGGCATCTATTGCTATTTCCTTGTCCCATTTCATCATATCCCATTTCAAAGGAATTTCCTCGGAACATTCGGGGCAGGGAAAATGCCATTGGTTCTGATCTCCCGACAAATAGGCTCGGTGTACGGCATCATTCTCGGTGTCAGGAGTGGAAACAATCAAAGTTCGGGAGTTCCAATAGGCTCGGGTTCGTTTTTGCACCATCTCCAATGCTCCTTCGGGATAATTCCTTACCTCGTCCAAAAATAACCATCTGACAGGTTTTGATTGGAGTTTGGAAGGGGATGCCGAACCTGTGGTGACCAAGGAGGCGGCGCTAAAGGTAACCTCCATTTTATTTATTGCACCTTTTCCCGCAATAAGTTGATTGGCTAAAGGCTTACATCCACGAATTGTTGGAACTAGCCTTGTTTTCATAAAATAGGAAGCCTCATCTCCCGTAGAGGTAACCCACATTGCAGGGGCGGGTTCTTGAGCCAATGCCCATGACAAAAGGCATAACATGGTTTGGGTTTTTGCGGATTGTGCCGAACACATAACCGAAATGTTCTCCACGGTATTGTCAGCAAATGTCTCCATAAGTTGCCTTGCCCACGGACTTACCTCACTCCTCCACAATCCTTGAAAAGGGCTTGTTGGATCGACCAAGACATTATTTTCTGCCCATTTCCATGGACTCCCATCGTCGGGAGGCTTTATCGCTTCACAAAATGCTTCAACTAGAGGGCTTGGCGCAATGGAATTGGTAAATCTCATTAAAATTGGTTATACCATGATTCATAACCAAATAATGTTCAAGGGCATTCACCTTCTCCTCTAGGATGTACTTTTCTATTTTGTTTGCTTCCAAATGTGAAATCGCCAAATGAAAGGCATCCTTCAAAATCCTGTCCTCGGTTCTCCATTCGGGTGGAAGTCCCATTTGTTTGCGGAATCCATCCACTCGATATTGGGGGAGGGGTTCGTCCTCTTTTTCGCCAAAAGTATTTCCATCCGTCATCGACTATCTTATGGATGCCTTTGAGATTATTTTGCGGGCGTTGCCTCATAACGGAACTCATTAGTGGCAAAAACATAAAAAAATCTGAGCCAAACCGCACCGACAGGCTTTGGTGGCATTCCTCTTTCTATTGCCCATCCACCATGTGAGCCATCTCCATATTCGTCCTTGTAGGTTGGTATTTTGATATGAAGTTGCTCATCATGGAAAACCCTTCCCCTCTCTCCGAGCCTAAGCCTTGTAATTGGGAAATACCATTCATTATGGGAATGCCCTGTGATACAAATATGTGCATCGGGACAATATACAGAAATCCTATTGGTTTGGATTACACCTTTGGTAACAGGAGCATCTCCTCCATATCCGTGATGTCGC